CCTTAGGTAAAATAGCTTTGCAATTAAACATTGCATTTTAAAAGTTAAAAACTAACTAAGGAGACATTAATCATGGCAATCGATTTCGACGCAATCAAGGCAAAGCTAAACCGACTATCTGGTGCAAACAAGAACCGCAACGTGAAGTGGAAGCCCGAAGAAGGGCAGGAATACACCGTTCGCATCATTGCGTTTCCTGACAACGATGGTCAGCCTTTCAAAGAGGTGCAATGGTATTTTGGCATTCCTAATGTTCGTGGCTTTGTCGCTCCAAGCCAGTTTGGAAAGCGCGATCCTGTTCAAGAGTTGATCTCTAAGCTTCGTGATGAGGGCACCAAAGAATCTTACGAGATGGCCAAGAAACTCTATCCCTCGATGAGAACTTATGCAGCTATCGTTGTTCGCGGTCAAGAGAGCGAAGGTGTTAAGATCTGGGATTTCGGTAAGACAGTGTATCAAAAGCTCTTGACTCTCATGCTTGATGAAGATTACGGTGACATCACTGATCCTGTCAGTGGTCGTGACATTAAGCTGACCAATGGCAGAGTTCCTGGGAAGAAGTATGCTGACACTGACGTCACTCCTCGCGGAAAGGTTTCAAAGTTGTCTAACGATCCAAAGCAGGCTGCTGACTGGCTCGCTTCTATTCCAAATGTAGAAGATCTATACTCGCTTAAATCTTATGACGAAATCTCCGGTATTCTCGAGGCTTGGATCAACGGTGATCAAGAGACAATTGACGGCGAAGGCACTGAGCACGGCACGACCGCTGTGAAGGCTGCTGCATCAAGTCACAACGATGACGAAGATGAAGCACCCCCCAGAAAGGCATCGGCAACATCTTCCTCAGGAAACAAGAAGAAGTCAGCTGATTTCGGAAATCTTGATGATGCATTTGCTGATCTGATGTCCTGATCTAAGATCTAATCAGAAAAGGTGGCGAGCAATAAAATGCTCGCCATTCTTGTAAATCGATTTTAAAGTGTGTAATATCCTTCTAGAGGAGAAAAAATGAAAAACGATGATTTCACTAAAGATCTCATTAAATCTTTAAACAGAGAGCAGGGATCAAGAGTCGCTTACAACCTATCTGAAGACGAGAGCCCGACACATGTCAAGCGCTGGATCAGCACAGGATCAAAACTGCTTGACTGGATTTGCGCTAATAAAAAGGGCGGAGGTCTTCCAGAAGGGAGAATCGTAGAGATCTTTGGCCCGCCGTCAATTGGCAAGAGTCATATCGCGACTCAAATTGCTCGATCCACCCAAAAGATGGGTGGTATTGTTGTCTATATCGACACCGAAAATGCCACCTCGGTAGATAACTTGCACAACTTAGGTGTAGATGTCTCTAAACGGTTCGTGTATGTAGATACACACTGCACAGAAGAAGTTCTTTCAATCGCTGAAAAGACGATTCTTAAGGCAAAAGCCCTTGACAAGGATGTTCCGGTGACCGTTATTTGGGATTCTGTCGCTGCAAGCTCACCTAAAGCAGAGCTTTTAGGTGACTACGACAAGGATTCAATCGGCCTTCAGGCGAGAGCAATCAGCAAGGGTATGAGAAAGATCACCGGTGTCATTGGTCAGACAAACAGCTTGTTTGTCATACTAAATCAGATCAGAGATAAGGTAGGTGTCATGTATGGCGATCCAACCACCACCCCTGGCGGCAAAGCTATTCCCTTTCACTCATCTATTCGAATCAAACTTGGTGCAGGTCAAGAGATCAAGTCAGGTGATGATGTCATCGGAATCCAAGTAAATGCAAAGACAGTAAAGAATAAAGTTTCGCCACCATTCCGCAAGGTCGATTTCCAGATCCACTTTGGCAAAGGAATCGTTGAGCACGAAGAGCTTTTTGACATCATTCGGAAGCACTGCAAAGATCACGAAGTCATTGTTGATAACATGAAGTATCTGATCGACGGCGGTGGTGCTTGGAAGACAATCAGCATTTCTGATGCGAGAACAGGTGAGATCGTTGCTGAGAAAAAATTCTACAAGGCAAACTTCAATCAAATTGTCACTTCTCCAGATTGGGCAGATGCAGTTGATATCTTGACTGAGGCAGCAATGATCAAGAAGCTGGGAACACCTGAGGGCGCTGAGATTGATCACGAGTCGTTTGAAGAAGTTCAAGCTCTAGCAGCAGAGCTTGGAATGGATGACTATGTAGATGAATAAAGATAGAGTTATGCTCGTAGATGGATTAAACTTATTTACGAGACACTTTATGGCAAATCCCGCAATGTCCGACAACGGTGAGCACGTTGGCGGCACTGTGGGATTTTTTAATGCGCTGATGTATCTGATCGAAAAGTGTAATCCAGAAGGCGTGATAGTTGTCTGGGAGGGAGGTGGATCTACCAAAAAGAGAGGGCTCTACAGTGATTACAAGAAGAAGTCAAAACCTCAGAACTTAAATCGCTACTACGAAGATGATATCCCATCAACATATCAAAATAGAAATCTGCAGATAAAGATACTCACGGATCTGCTCGCTAAGATACCTGTCTGTCAGATCTATGTTGAAAATGCTGAGGCTGATGACGCGATAGGTTATCTCTGCAAATACACACTCAAAGATAAGAATAAGATCATCATCTCATCAGATCATGACTTCTATCAACTCATTGACAAGAAGACAATCATCTGGTCACCTACATCTAAGAGTTTCGTTAACGAGAGCAGTGTGATCGAGAGATTTGGCGTGCATCCTGCAAACTTCTATCTTGCAAAAAGCATATCTGGAGACACTTCAGATAACATTCCTGGTGTCAAAGGTGTAGGATATAAGAACTTGTCCAAGAGGTTCCATAAGCTAACAGAATCAACTGCATACATCCTCTCTGACTTGATCGCAGATGCAAAATCGCAAATCACACCCAAGAGCCCAAAGATCTTTTTAGATATTGTGAATGAAGAAGATCTCATTAAGAGAAACATCAGGCTTGTCCTGCTTGACTCTAACAATTTGAACATTGATCAAATAGCAAAGATTGAAGATGCGATTGTAAAACACACACCCATATGGGATAATATGGGTATATTAAAATCGCTTAAAGAGTCAGCTATAGGATCCATCGATGTTCAACGTTGGAACTATCTTCTCAAGAACTTAAAAAAAGGCACGATTAAATGAGCTATGAAAACCACTTTTCCAAGTATGGAAAAGATTTCCAGGAAAAGATCTTTCAATCTCTGATGACAGATCATCAGTGGGCTGTCCAAATGGTGGAGGTAATGACTCACGAGTATTTTGAACTAAAATACTTACAGTATCTCTGTGATAGATTTTTTGGATTCTACTTAAAGTATAAAAACTTTCCCACAATGAGCTTGCTTGTTTCGATCATCAAAGACGAGCTCACTGAAGGGGATGATCTCATTCTCAAAGGACAGGTGGTAGAGTTTCTCTCAAGAATCAAGTCATCACCTAACTTAGGTGATCTTGAGTATGTGAAAGAGAAAGCTTTAGATTTCTGCAAGAAGCAAGTTCTTCAGCAGGCACTTGAGGATAGTGTTAAAGCTATCCAAGCTGAGAACTACGAAGATGTCTTAAATATCATGAAAGACGCGGTGTCTAAAGGTTCAGGCTCATCTGTCGGTCACGAGTTCTTTAAAGATCATGAAGCAAGATTTGCGAAGATTAATCGTATCTGTTGTCCAACAGGCATTCATCACCTGGACGCAAAAGATGTGTTTAACGGTGGGCTCTCCCGCGGTGAGATCGGAGTTGTGGTCGCGCCCACCGGTGTAGGTAAATCACACTGGCTTGTAGCGATGGGTTCTGAGGCTCTGCGTCGTGGTAAGAATGTCTTGCACTATACTTTTGAGTTATCTGAGACAGCTGTGGGTATTCGTTATGATAGCAATCTCACAGGTATCTCATCTACTGACATCATCGACAATAAAGAAAAAGTGTTAACGCACTATGAACAAAATAACTTCGGAAGGCTAATTATTAAACAGTATCCGACTGGAACTGCAAGCATTGTGACTCTTCGAAATCACATAGAGAAGTTGGCGATGAAAGATTTTATTCCTTCTCTAATCGTCATCGACTACGCGGACATCATGAGATCTACACGACAGTTTGATTCACTTCGACACGAGCTTAAGCTTGTCTATGAAGAACTAAGAAACCTTGCGATGGAAATGAACATTCCAATCTGGACAGCATCACAGGCCAACAGAGACGCTTCAAACGCAGAAGTCGTCGGCCTCGAAAACATGTCAGAAGCTTATGGTAAAGCTATGGTGGCAGACATTGTCATCTCGATCTCAAGAAAGTCTGCTGAGAAAGCCACAGGTAGTGGAAGAATCTTCGTTGCCAAAAACCGTGCGGGTAAAGACGGTATCATCTTCCCAATCAGGATTGATACTTCAAGATCAAGAATCGAAGTGATTGATGATCCTAGTCAAATGTCTCTTGTAGATATTTATGAAGCGCATAATACAGGCACAAAAGACATGTTAAAATCTAAGTGGAAAGAGATCACAAGCAAGTAAGAAATCGGGATGCTGGAAACAATCAAGAGAGGACATATGTATACATACGAACAAGTTATTCAAGAATCTAACAAGTATTTTCAAGGTGATGAGCTTGCTGCAAGTGTATTCGCAAGTAAGTATTCGCTTCAAGACAACCAGGGAAACTTCTTAGAGTCAAGCCCAGCTAAGATGCACGATCGACTAGCTAACGAGTTTGCCAGAATCGAGTCAAAATACCCGAACCCAATGAGCAAGTCAGAGATCTACGAGCTCTTTGACAAGTTCAAGTATGTGATTCCTCAGGGCTCACCCATGAGTGGTATCGGCAATGGCTTCCAGATTCAGAGCATCTCGAACTGCTTTGTCATCGCGTCACCTGAAGATAGCTATGGTGGTATTCTCAAGACAGATCAAGAGCAAGTTCAGATCATGAAGCGCCGCGGCGGCGTTGGATTTGATGTCTCAAATATCCGTCCCAAGAATCTTCCTACTTCTAACGCTGCTAAGACAACTTCTGGATTAGAAGTATTTCTTGATCGCTTCTCAAACTCTTGCAGAGAAGTTGCTCAAGGTGGACGCCGTGGAGCCCTGATGATCTCCCTCTCAGTTCATCACCCACAGATTAGAGATTTTATTAAGATTAAGAAAGATCTGACCCGTGTGACAGGCGCCAACATCTCAATAAGATTGAGTGAGGAATTTATGCGCGCAGTTAAAGGAGGTGATACATTCCAACTGCGTTTCCCAGTCGACGCCAAACAGCCAATTGTTGAAGAGTGGATTAGCGCTCAAGAGTTATGGCACGAGATTGTTGAATCTGCACACGCGTCAGCCGAGCCTGGCCTTCTGTTTTGGGATACAGCTAAGAGCATGACTCCGTCTGATATCTACGAAGCAGAAGGCTTTGGCTCAACCTCAACGAACCCATGCGGTGAAATCATCTTGTCACCATACGACAGCTGTCGTCTGATGCTTGTGAATCTGTCTGGGTTCGTTGTTAATCCTTGGTGTAAAGATGCAAGATTTGATTTTGATCACTTCGGTCAAGTGGTTCAGAAAGCACAACGCTTGATGGATGACTTAATCGATCTTGAGATTGAAAAGATTGACACAATCATTCAAAAAGTGATCGATGATCCTGAGTCAGCCGACGTTAAGCAACCAGAGTTAAACCTCTGGAAGAAGATTAGAGAGCAGACAACACTGGGTCGTAGAACTGGTTTAGGCATCACAGCTTTAGGCGATGCTCTTGCCATGTTAGGTCAGATCTATGGAAGTGAAGAGAGCATTCAGACAACTGAGAAGATCTATCGACACCTGGGCGTTCACTCTTACATCTCTTCGATGGTGATGGCAAAAGAGCGCGGTGCTTTCGGCGTTCACGATGCTGAGCGAGAAGCAGGTCATCCTTTCTTAGAGCGAATCTTTAGCGCAGTGGATGAAGAAGGCGGTGTGCAAGGTGTGCCTGCAAGAGAGTACAATAAGCTCTATGGAAGGCGAAACATTGCCAACACCACAACAGCTCCAGCGGGCTCTGTCTCTGTCTTGACACAGACAACCAGTGGCATCGAGCCTGTCTTCATGCTTCACTACACTCGTAGAAAGAAGATCAACCCTAACGACAAGGATGCTCGTGTAGATTTCGTAGATGACTTAGGTGATCGCTGGACCGAGTTCACTGTCTATCACCATCTCTTTAAGAGCTGGATTGACACTAATTTCTCTCCTGAAGAGAGAGCTAAGTATAAGCCTAATGAGCTTGTTGATATGAGCCCTTACAAGGGTGCTACTGCGAATGAGATCAACTGGGTATCCAAAGTAGATCTTCAGTCAGCAGCTCAGAAGTGGGTGTGCCATGCAATCTCAAACACCACAAACTTACCTGCAGACATTGATGTTGAGACAGTAAAGCAAGTGTATATGCGAGGCTGGGAGAAGGGCTGCAAAGGTGTCACCGTCTATCGTGACGGCAGTCGCTCAGGCGTCCTGGTAAGTCAGACAGAAGACAAGAAGAACAAAGACAGATCTTCACTGGAGTTTGTTGATAACAAAGCACCAAAGCGTCCTGAGTCACTGACATGCGAGATTCATCACGACACAATCAAGGGTGAGAAATGGACAATCCTTGTCGGTCTGATGGACGGTCGTCCTTACGAGGTGATCGGCGGCTTGAGTAAGTATGTCGAGATTCCTCGGAAGCACAAGTTTGGAGAGTTAAGAAGAAGACAGCGCAAGTCAGGAAAATCTGCACTTTCTAAGTACGATTTGATCTGTGGTAGCGGCGAAGAAGCTTTCACAATCAAAGATGTGGTGGCAGTTTTCGATAACCCCAACTACGCTGGATACACAAGAACGATCTCTCTCGCCCTACGACACGGTGCTCCTGTTCAATATGTCGTTGAGCAGCTCCAAAAAGACAAAGAGGCAGATCTCTTCAGCTTTAGCAAAGTTATCGCTCGTTGCTTGAAAAACTACATTCCAGATGGTACAATAGGTGGAGATAAAACTTGCTTAAACTGTGGCGCAGAAAATAGTTTAGTGTATCAAGAAGGCTGTGTGACTTGCAAGTCTTGCGGCAGCAGCAAGTGTTCATAACTTAAAGGAGTTAATCATGTTATGGAAGTTTAGCACATCAAACTTACTAAAAGAGTTTGAACTCAGTCAGAACCCAGTAGTAGTGGTTGTAAATAAGTTTGATGAAGCAGCAGCTGATGACTTTAGAAACAAGTTCTCGCTCGCTCAGAGCACAGGGCAGAAGGTTGTGCCTGTGGTGATTGACAGCTATGGCGGTCAGGTTTATTCTCTCATGTCTATGATTGCAACCATCCGTGCTTCAACGCTACCAGTTGCGACCATCGCTGAGGGGAAGGCGATGTCTTGCGGTGCTGTTTTACTCTCCTTTGGAAGCGAAGGCATGAGATTTATGGATCCTGATGCGACTGTGATGATCCACGATGTGGCATCAGGACAGTGGGGCAAGAACGAAGAAGTAAAGGCCTCTGCAGCTGAGACTGACAGGTTGAACAAGAAGATCTTCAGGATGATGGCAAAGAACTGTGGTCAGGCAGAAGATTACTTTTTGAATGAGATTCACGCTCGTGGCCACGCTGATTGGTTTCTTGAGGCAGATCTTTGTAAGTCAATCGGGCTAGTCAATCACGTCAGAGTTCCTACTTTTGATATCAAGATTGATGTGTCTATAGATTTTAAGTAATCTTTTAGATTTTAATCGATTAAACAGCACTCAAAAAGTGCTGTTTTTTTGTTTTCTGATCTATACTTAAATACAAGGAGCGTTAATGTCTATAGATCATTTAATAGCGTTTGTTGCATCTTTTAAGGCAGCTGAAATGTGGATGCACGCTGCACATCACTTAACCAAGGGTCCGGCGTTTATTGCAGCGCATGAGTCACTTTATGGTAAAATTTATAAGACTATCGGAGATGATTATGATACTTTGATAGAAAAACTTGTCTATTCACTTGACAACGAAGAGATTGCTTGCCCAATAATGATTTCTTCTTTGACATCAAAGATACTGATGAAGTATGATTCACCTGCTAACTTAGATGAAAGAAGCATCTCCGCAATGGCATTAGTTTTACTTGTCGATCACATGAAAGGCATCGACAAACTAAGAGAAGTATTAGAAGAAAATGGCCTCCTAAGCTTAGGCATGGATGATTTTCTAGCAGCAGCTTTTAATCAGTATGAATCTTTTGCTTATAAGTTGAATCAGCATTTGAAAGTTTAATAATACAAATAGTTCTGTATTATTATGTTAAGTTAAGTTGAGTTTTTAATGACAGCTGTTAGAATTATAGAGTCATCAGGCTCTTTTGGCACTTTACAAGTGTCTTCGGGTGACGGTGGTTTTTTACCCGGATCACTTATCGCAGGAACTAATATAACGATCCAAGATAATCAATCTGGATCTTTTACAATTTCTGCAGAAACAACTGGTAGCGGTGTCATTGGGCTCCCTGAAGACGGAGATTATAACGATGGATTATTCACTGATTTTACTTCTAATACTCCTATCGGCACAGTTGTTGATAGATTTAACGAAATACTTAAGCTTCTAGCACCGCAGCCTGCACCTGACTTAGACGACATAGATGCAAATGTTGACGGTGTAGATGCTTATTTGTCCTTTGGCTCTTCAAACAATCTAGAATCTCTTTTAAATCCATACTACAGCGTAGGGACAGGTGCAGGATTTTCTGCTGCGAATGTCAATGACTTTTATCAAACAGCAGAATCATCTAATAATCTTAGAATCGCCATCTTCGATGGGACGACAACTGTAACTGGAGATCTTAACGAAGATGTTCCTCAGAATGGAATAAACTTTCCAGAAAATTCTTTTGGAAACGCCGATCAAGGTGTCTTGCGTCTTGAGATTAATGGTGTTGTAATACACGAAGTCAATCTTAGTTCTTTTGCAGGTATAGGAAATCCAGGTGCAGGATCAGCAAACACAAATGCAACAGGTTCTTGTTTCACAAATCTCTCAATAGCAAAAGCAGGAACACTCGATAGCGGAATTTCTTTTCCAAACTTTCAACATAGAACTGGAAGGTATAAAATAATTCCTTCAGATCAGAGGCTGGGTTGGAATTATGCAAGAGTTTTGCATGCCTATGGATCAACTGTCAAGCAGACAAATTTTGTCGAATGGGTAAACGATTCAGACGCAAATGCATTGACAGCTGAAGGTCAAGCTATCACCTTTTCAGGCGCGGGAAGTGTTCACCTCTCAGGTGTCGAATACTTCCAAAGTGGTTCTATCACATATAGATCTAGAGTTTTAAACGCATACAGAAATATTTACGATAGAAATAATATCTCTTTTCCTTCCTCGACAGCTGGTTCTCTAAACACAGCCATAAGCTTTTCTATATCTTCACAGACAAAACCTGTCATTGGTTTAGGAGAAGATCACACTAAAATTTTGCACCTCACAGGATCTGGTAACATTACTGCAAGCCAAATGATTAACGGCTCAGTGACTGTGGGAGCAACTGTTACTCATCCTATCAAGGTCGGACTCACAAATCAAGGACAAGCAACTGCACAAGGGATACTGCTATACGACCTCAGCAATACATCAAACAATACTTTAGAGACATTTAAAAGAGAAAACTTTAGAATCGTAAGCGGTTCTTACGATTCACAGTCAGATTTGATTAATGCCTCCAACGTTTGGGATTCTTATAGACATATGACTTCTTCTAACGGAAGTCATTCAGATGGATTACAATTTTTTAATAGTAAGCTCTCCTCTCCTAAGAACACTATCTTGAGTGGAGATTTTAGAAACAGCGCAGATGGAGGAACACTTCAAAATGGCCCATCTGAAAATCCTAACTATTCATCTTTAAGCGGAAAAAGAACTTTCTATAGATGGTTTAAAAACGAGACAGGATCTACAAAATATGATTTTACTCTGAGCATTTTAGGTTCTGGAACGACTATAGTTGATAGTCAGACAGCGCTTAATAGCGGTAATATCAGAGTTTATATTAAATTTCCTTCAAATGGATCTAGATCAACTGGGTGGTTAGATTTGGCAACCGAGTTTATCTTAGATCAATATCAAGATCGCGCCGGCGCTCATACTTCAAATGGTGCGCTTGAATTTGATAGCACACTAAATGCAACCAACTACGTCACTTTAGGAACTGTAGGTATTCAAAACAATGAATACATTGCACTTAAAATAGAAGCTGACACCACATGGACAGGTAGCATTAGTCAGATATCAGTAATTTTTGGAGCAGGAACAGGCGTAATAACTGCGATACCTGACTTAGATAATATCGATTGCAACAACACGGGAAACACTGCGAATCTATCTTTTGGATCTTCTAAGACAATACTTAGTTATTCAAATGTAGGAACAACAGCAGGATTTCCACCCTCAGACGTAAACGATACATACTCAATTCAATCATCGTCAGGTAACTTAAGAAGAGCAATATTTGGACTTGACACGTCTATCGAAGGCGATCTCAACGAAGATGTAGCTTTAGACATGAATGGGATATACACAAATCATGTAGCTAATGCTTTCTCTGATGCGAACAGCGGATCAATACAGCTTGAAGTCAACGGTGTGATAGTTCATCAAACTTCACTCACGGGATCTTCTAACCTTGTAGGTGCTGGTGTGCCAGGATCGGGAACAGGAATTTCTCTTAATGCTAATGGATCTGGATTTTTTGATTTAAGCACCTGGAAACACGCTGAGTATAACAACGGAGTTCCTGACTACACAGAGATTTATAGAACAGGTAAGTTTAGAATACACACAAGTGATCAAAGAAATGGTTGGAACTATGCAAGAGTGCTTCATTCTATTGGGCTGACCTCAAGACAAACAAATTATGTAGAATGGGTCAATGATGGAAACACAGAGGCTCTCGCAGCATCTGATGTAAGCATAACAAGATTTGGAGATGACCAGTTTAGCTTCGCTAGCGGTGTCAAATATTTTACTTCTCCCACAGGAAGCATACGTTGCAAGATCTCGAATGTCTATAAAAATACATACTCAGATTCTAGTGAAGCCATATCTTTTATAAATCTAACAAATGCAACAGGCGTCCAATTAATTCAGTCTGGTTCAGGGTTAATATCAACTAAGATTACAAATCAGGCCTATGACAGCCTGCAAGAGCTAAACACATCATCAGACTCACAAAACGAATTTTTGCACGTAACAGGCACTTTATCATTCAGTAGATCTAAGTCGCTTCCTGGAACTTATACCACAACTTACGGATGCAGTGGAAGTCTCGCGTTTGATCACCCAATAAAGGACAGTTTAACAATTAATGTTGTTGGTGTTTCAAACTTACTTGTGTGGACATCTGGAAATGATTCTAATGTCAATACACAAGAATTTTTCACAAATGAAAATTTTAGACTTGTATCCGGATCTTACAACACGCAGTTATCAGTAACGACAGGCTCCTCTGCTTGGTCGTCTATGACATCTATTAATGATCCTGCTGGTAACCCTGAGCATTCGACTGGGTTGATGATTTACGATACTTATCTAATCGCACCCAAAGACGGCGGGATAAACGGAGATTTTAGAAACATTGACGAAGGTGGTCAGATCGAAGGCCCAAGTGGAAATCCAGATTACACAACACTTGTTAATCCTACTAGAGATTATTTTAGAAAATTTCTAAACAATACAACAAGCGATCTAGCAAGATTGACAATAACACTTGCAGGCGATGCCTCTATCGTTTCAAAATCAACTCCCTTGACCGGTAAAAAAATACATTTAGAAGCTAAAGTTCCAGGCAAGACAGGTTATCTTGATCTAGGAACACCTTCTGCAGGATCAGGTAATATTGCCGATGGTAACGGTTGTCTTTTTGGAGATCTTAACGCCACTATCACTTCAGGAGGAGTATCAAACGTAGCGACATTTAATGGTGTCACAGTCGACGGGACGGCCTCGGGCGCTGAATATTTTGTATTAAAGATTTCTGCTGACCAAAACTGGACAGGTTATCTTGATAGAATAACTGTCACGTGGAGTAGTTAATGGCGGGAAAAACTAATACATCAGCCACATTTTTTGCTCAAAAAAAGCTCTTAGGTAAAGCACATACCTCAAATTTAAAGACCGACGGCGAAGAGCTAATAGGCTCAAATATACAGGCTGCATCTTCTTTTATCTTTGGAGAAGACGTCCCTACAAATCCCACTTTAAGCCTTTACACAATTCAAAGTTCTTCGGCAGGATCTCCTGGAACTGTCGAGTATATACCTTTTATTTTAAATGTCTTAACAGGCACAACTTATGATGCCAATGCTCTAAATCCAGATGGAGGAGCAGGCACTGACGAAAATGAGTCAAATCAGGTAGCAGGCCCACATGCTTACAAGTTTGTTTTTCCGACTGATTACGAAGAGAACACTTTAAACGCAAGATCTGGAAACGGATATTTTAGTAATAACAGAATCGTGCACGAGACACTAGGCAAGGTTCAGTTAATACCGCCTTTCTTTTCTCAGAACGCACCAAATCCTTACATTGTTAAGATCTATAAAGACAATGGGTCCGGAGCACCCGGAGAAGAAATACCTCTTCTTGACAACATAGATTGGAATGTTGATTATTACAACGGGATTCTTTTTCTTCAAGATTACAAGGCAGATAAGATTCCTGCGCATGCCAGAGCTTTTGCTTATGTTGGAAGAATGGCCGACGAAGTTATATCGTCAGGAGGCGGAGGCAGCGGATCAATCTCTTCGACAGATGAGATCGTTGTTACTAAAACTTCTATCAACATTCCGGGCGGGAAAGTTTTAGTTGCCGGTGCCGGAATAGAGATAGATAAAACTTCAAATTCAGTTGTGATCTCTTCACCTTCGATTGAAAGTTCAAGAAAAAAATTGACTTTCTTTATGACAGAGTCAATTGCAGCGGGAACTCCTATTCAAGTTCTCTCTTCGTCTTTTGATGAAGTAAATAATGACGGTGAGCGAATTGACGTTATCTATAACGGACAACTTCTCCACTCGGGCACAGTGGGACAAGTCACTTCAGCAGTAAGAGATTATTACATCTCAGGATCTGATTACCTTATTTTTTCTTTTCCTGTCTTTGAAGATGATATTGTTGACACGATAGTCAATAGACAGAAACATACGACTTTTTTAAATGCTGCTGACATTAATGCGCAATACGTCGTATTAAGTTCAACTGGATCACTTCCTTATCACAGAGTTCTGACAGGATCAGGCGGCATTGTTTTGCAGGACGCCGGCCCGGGTCAAAACATAGAAATAAAACTTCAAAAAGAGATGGTGTTCAATGAAGTTTTAAGTGGAAGTGCTGACGGGTCAAACACACAGTTTTCTCTTAGAAACACACCTTTTCACACAGGAAGTGTTTCGGTCTTTGTCAACGGTCAGTTACAAACTCCTCACTATTTAAATTTAGGTTTTTATGATTACATCATCACTGGGAGTAACATCTACTTCAGTTCTTCTTCTATTCCTCAAGAAAAGAGTGTTCTTCTAACTATTTATGAAAAAATCGCTTAAAAAAAGTTTTAAAGTTCCGATAGAAATATTTAGTAAGTTAAGTTTGTTTCTGTCCAATTTCAGAATGAACATTAAGTTTAGGAATAAAAAATGAGTAATGAATCCACGTTTAAGACATCCGATCTTGCTATTGCTGCTTTTTTAATGATGAAAGAGAAAAAGCTACTTGACGCCAAGGTTGAAAAAGGCGGGAAGTTTGAATTTATCTTTGATGACACTGAAAAAAGTTGCTTTCGGCTTGTGATTGAGTTTGCAAATAGTGAATCAGCAAAATTTGACTCGAACATAAAAAATTTAAAAAATATTTTATTTAAGTCGTAAAAATCTTTTTTACGTCCTATTTAATTCGAGTCAAGTTAAAGTCCTTTGTTAAGTTAGAGTCACGTCTTAATCTCAAAACAAAAACAACAAAAGGATAAACATGTCTTCACGTACACAGATGAGACTCCAGCAATTAACTGGCTCTCTTTCATCAGCTCAGGCTGCAACAGCTGCTTTGAGCGTCGATTCACTCCAGGGTGTTCTTGATCACGTCGCAAGCGGTATCAAGCGCGTTCATGGCGGTGATGCATTCCACTCACAGGCAGCTGGTGTTTTCAACCATACACTCGCACAGTTCACCGGAAGCGTTGGCATCTCAGTTAATGTCGATGTCGACGGCGAAGCTAGACTCGCTTCAGCTAAAGTTGAAGATCTAACAAGCGGTCGCATTGTTTTCGCTTCAGCTGGCGGCGAACTTGTTGATAACTCTGCCCTCGCTTTCGATGGCACCGATCTTATCGTAGGTTCAGCCAAGGTGTCTGACCTCACCAACGGCCGTGTTGTCTACGCAGGTGCTTCCGGCGCTCTCGTTGACAGCGCTGAGATGACCTTCGGTGCAGGTGGCCTCACCCTAGCCAAAGACCTCTCAGCCCGCAGCGGCTCGTTCTCCGGTGATGTCACCGTCTCCGGCAACCTCAACGTGATGGGTGCAACCACCACCATCGACACACAGAACCTCCTGGTGAAGGACGCCAAGATCGTCATCTCCTCAGGCTCTCTCGTCGACGGCGCTGGTATCTACCTCGGCGACGATAATGCAGGTGAGAACATCCGTTGGGCGACTGCTGACGGCGGCAAGTGGATTGCCTCCGACAAGTTCGCGGCTGATGAGATCCAGGCTCTGGACCTCAGCTCCGCGCTCGTCTACGCAGACGCTTCCGGTAACCTGAAGGAAGTCACCGACCAGCAGCTTGCCGATGCCATCGAGGGTCGCCTCGTTGCCGGTACCGGTGTCTCCATCTCCGAAGCTGGTGCCGCAATCACCATTGCAATCGGTCAGCCCGTTGCGACCACCGACGCGGTGACCTTCGCCGTCGTTACCGGTAGCAACCTGACCGCCAGTCGTCTGATGGCGTCGAACGGCAGCAAGGCGATGGTCTCTGCGGACCTCTACGCCTGGGTTGCTGGCACCGCGAACCAGGTCAGCGTCGCCGATGACGCCGACGGCAGCATCACCCTGAGCCTGCCCCAGAGCATCCACACCGACGCCGATGTGGAGTTCGACAGCCTGAAGCTCGGTGACAACGTTGCTGACGCGGGCAAGGCCCTGAAGATCGGCGCCCTCGGCACGGTGGTCGCTGCGGCTTGGGACGAGTTTGTTGCTGTCGAGGCGGACGTCGGTCTGGAGCTCGTTCAGAGCGGCTTCAAGGCTCAGATCGGCCTCGCTCAGGACATCCGCACCAGTGCAAGCCCCGAGTTCCTCGCTCTGAACCTCGCTGCTTACGGTGACCTCGTTGCAGACGGTAGCAACTTCAAGATTGCTGCTGCTGCTGAGCTGCTCCTCTCCGGTGCAGACGGTCAATACCAGTTTGCTGAATCTGGCGATCGTTCATCATTCACAACTCTATTTGGTGCGTCTGAGACCGTCATCGGTGCAATCAATACACTGAAGACATCAGGCAACCTCACCAACAAATACGTCAATCGCATAGCTTCAGTTGTTGCTTCAGGAACTGATGTAACTTTCACTGGCTTTAACTACAGCTTCGTCCCCCCAGCTGAGCGCGCTCTAAGAATCGATGTTTACGTCAACGGTCAGCTTCTGCTGCTCGACGACGGCGCCGGCAAAGAAGGCGATTACGAGCTCGGAACAGGCAACAGCCAGATCAAGTTCAAGTTTGAACTTGCTGCAGACGATGTCGCAACCGTCATCGTTCGCTGATCAATAAACTAGCTTAGGCTAGTTTCGCCCCTCACGGGTAACCGTGAGGGGCGTTTGTTTTATAAAGACAATCTTTTTGTTATAATCAATTTGCAAAAAGGAGTCAAGCAATGTCACTTGAAAACAAATATAAAGATTATTTTAGAAAGAAAACAAACGATGAACTTTACGATCTTCTAACAAAGATCAAGATGTTTATTGATGTCTCAATGCAAGAGTCACTTGTAGGCACATCAGACGAGAGAGTCAAACAACTTTTTAATGCTTTTTCAAAGCTTCGTGACACTTTATCTTTTGAGATGAACTTGGACATACACAGAAAAAATCTATTAAAGATGGAAGAAGATTTTAATAAATTCAAAGAGCTCAACGAAGATCAAGACGGAAATTTAAAAAAAAAGTCAAATCTAGAGAAAAAGTCGGAGAAAGACCAGTAAACGTTTTTAGAGAGAGAAGCTATCGTGAAGATTAATCAAAATGTAAATCTTGGAAAATCTCTATCTGGTATTTCTGGATCGATCAGGTATCAGCTCTTTGACACAAGAGGGCTCTCACAGGGATCTGCCACAAATTCAGGCGTCTACGAAATTGGATTAAATACGGGTTGCTATGGTGTTGAGATCGATCTAAGTAATCAATTTAGCGGTTCGATTATCTGGACATCAGACAATCATCCAAACGTAAGTGCTGTAGAGACAATCTCTCTTGACAACAAGCTCGTCAGACACATGACTGTAGGGCGATGGAAGATTCTTTCAAGCACAAAAGAGATGGTTTTTTATGAAGAAGATGGAGTGACTGAGATCTTTAGATTCTCACTCTTGGATAGAAACTCTTCACCTTCTTTCACTGAAGTTTTTGAACGTGTGAGATCATAAAGTGCCCTCTTTTGGAGTCAACTCACCTCTTCCACTTATCACACTTGGCTTGGGTCCAGAACCTCGACTTGTGACTGCAGGATTCTCTCCTGTCATATTGAGAACAGTAAGTGCGATTCGTGGAGGAAGAGCAGCATATAAGAAGCTTGTTAGTGAGTATGAGCAGCATTTCAAGATATCAGCTATGATTATTTCATCTAATGGAAGAGAGATATTAGATCCAATTGCTAATAAAATAAGTAGAATATTCTTAGAGAGTAACATAAGTATTAGAAAGACTTTTGCTAAAGATTTATACTGGAAAAAAGCCAAGCGCCCAACAGTCGAGGTCAGTGATCTTCAGATAGAATATAAAAAATCAGACGATCTCAAGATTGTAGCATCACATAAATCTACAGAGATTAAAAAAGTCGAATTTAAAATCAATGCAAAAAGGAAAATTAAATAAATGTCTAACATTAACCTGCTTCTAGACGAAGAAAACGAGATCACATTTGCGCTGACAGTTGAAGGAACGACCAACTCACCTGCTAGATGCAGGCTTTTGGTTGAGAAAGACAATATGACTTTAATGTTTGCTCCAAACTATTTTCAAAATGATGAAGTTTCTGTGACTATTCCTCCTCTTAAAAATATTTTTAAAGAGGGGTTTTGCGATCTTAAGCTAGAAGTTATTGTCGAAGACAAGTATTTTAATCCGCTCTCATTGAAGGGTTACTTAGAAAAAAGTGTAGAAGTGATTGCAGAGTCAAAGGTTGTTGTCAAGCCTCGTCCTCAAGCAACAGCTTCTGTCACGCAGATCAAAGTCAACTCAAAAGACACGTCAAAGATTAAAAATGAGTCAAGAACACCTGTTATCCCACAACCTTCAAACACATCTTCACAAGATAAAAAACAAGTAGTTTCTGATAGAGAGATAATGAATCTAATTAAATCACTTGCTTCAGGAGATAAATAATGGAAAGCTTATTGCTGCTATTGACTGAAAATAAATACAATGTGTTTATGATCTCTTTGGTGTATGTGTCTCTAAGCCTGATTTTTTGGAGCATGCAAGTCAACCTTAAGAAGACAACTGAGTCACTCTTAAAGGCGATGTCATCACCTCGCACCAAAAATCAACTTAAGGATGAGCAAGATAATACTTTAAAGACAGTATTACTTTCGCTCGCATGGCCAGTTTTTATCATCAAAAATCTAAAAGATGAGTTCGCTAAAAAGTAGCAAGTCGCTACTTAGCGAGTATAAATACCTTCTCGAAGAGAGGGATTCTATCAATGACATTTATCAGAAGGGGTATTTAGATTTAACCTTTTATCTTCATGAGCTAAAGGCAGATCTTTCAGAAAAAGTTCCCGGTCAAGTTGAAAAGTTCGAAAGTCAATTTTTCAACAAACCTTCTTCAAATGTTCCTGATCCTGGAACGCAAGTTCAATCGTCAGAACAAAATGATCCGGATCAATCTTCAGAGAGTCAAGCTGATCTCAAAGAACAGTGGGCTAAAAAGCTCTATCGTGAGATTGTTTTAATCACACATCCAGACAAGACAGCGTCAATAGGTATACCAAAGTTAATTACAAAACTTTTAAAGTTTTATAATATGACTGTTGAAGCATACGAGAAGAATAAGTTTGAAGATCTTTTGTTTGTAGGGAGTGAATTAGATATCGACCTCCCAGATGACAAGGTTCAGGATTATATTGCACCTAAACTCAAGGGAATGTCTGAAGAAATACAACAAAAAAAATCTTCTTTTCCATATCTTTGGGAAACACTCGAAGAAGAAAAGAGGTCAATAATCTTAGAAAATTATCTCAAATCGATTGGTTATGTTTTTGATAAGAAAATCATCGAAGAGACAATTGAAAAAGTTAAACGCATAAAAAGAAAAGTGGGCACGCGGCCTGTAAATCACTTAAAGAATAGGTTATTATAACTTCACAAGGTGAAGTGAAAGTTGTCTCCTTATACGCTCTTGCAAGAAGAGATCAACTATGATCCCTGGAAAATCTTTGTTTGTTGCATCTTTTGTAATCTAACGAAGAGAGTCGAATCTGAACCTTACTTTTGGAAAGTTTTAGATCGTTGGCCCACGCCTGGACACTTATCAAACGCCAATCCTGAAGAGTTAGAAGTGTTGATCCAACGTTTAGGCCTTGCCAAGAGAAGAGCAAATGCCCTAATAAGGATGTCAAGAGATTATCTTGACAAAGATTGGCGCAAAGATCCCACCAAACTATTTGGTATCGGAAAGTATGGATCTGACGCTTACACGATCTTTTGCACACCTGACTGGAAGTCGGTAGAACCCAAAGATGGCGCGTTAGTAAAATATCATAACTGGTTAAAGGAGATTGATAATGCCTGAAGGGCCTGAGTGCGCAGCAACAGCACGATCGCTAGATGAGTTTATGAGTGGGAAGACACTTGTCAATGTTTCTGTCTTGTCAGGAAGATATGCTAAAAAGCATCCAGACGGATTAGACAGTTTTAGAGCGCAACTTCCTCTTCGAGTTTGGAATTGGTCATCTAAAGGTAAGTTTATCTATGGATACCTGGGACAGCAAGGCTCAAAAGAGACATTTATCTGGAACACGCTGGGGATGACAGGATATTGGTCGTTTTCTGAAAAAGAACACTCCAGAGTTCGTTTTGATTTTCAGGACGGAACATCGATCTGGTACACAGACACCAGAAACTTTGGAACCCTCAAATTTGGGATGACTTATACAGAGACAGAGAAAAAACTTCTTGAGTTAGGGCCTGATCCTCTCACACACGATGTTCCAATTGATCTCTTTGAGAAGCGTCTCTTTACCAAGAACAAGAAGGGAGAAGACACAATCTGTGAAGCGCTGATGAATCAGAAAACTGTCGCCGGTGTTGGAAACTATGTCAAGGCAGAAGTTCTCTGGCTGTCAAAAGTGTCTCCCCTGAGAAAGGTAAAAGATCTCTCTCGTGAAGAGATGATCGCCATCAGGGATAACATTCAGTCAGTCATTAGAACATCTTTTCAGAATGGTGGAGCGACAATCAAAAGTTTCTACGGTGCTGATGGATCGAAAGGCACATATTCAAGCAGATTTTTGGTGTACAATCAAAAGGTTGACCCCTATAATAACAAAGTCATCAAGACAGACACACCCGATGGTAGAACAACACATTGGGTTCCAGAAGTTCAAAAATAGGAGAAAAAAATGAAACTAACAGATTCAGTAATCGTTCACGTTGCAAAACTATTACAACTTTCTATGCTCACAGGCACTGATATTGTTGATCACATGCGTATGATGACGCTCACAGAAAGTGAAGGGTTTCTCTTCTTAGATGCAGATTATGAGGCATTAGCTGACCAACGCGTCGAAAAAATGCTCAAAGAGATCGAAGCCCTTCAGGGCACTGAGAGCTGAGATGTCGTATGATCTCTCAAAAATGTTTGACCTTAGGAACGAGTTTATCAGGCAGATGCGTGAGGATCGCCCTGGTTCTTATCCCAGCCTTCCTTTAGATCTCAAGACAAAAGAGTCACAGCAGTTTTGCAGAGATCTTGCTCTTCGAGGTGTTGAAGAGATGTTTGAAGCGCTTCAGCACCTTAAGAACTGGAAACCTCACAGAATGACAGAGTTCAATGAGGATCCAGATAGAGAAGAGTTTTTGGAAGAAATAGTAGATGCGCTAAATTACTTTTTCTCACTCTTGATCGCCGCTGGGTTTGACGAGAAAGATCTTTTCGAGGCATACGAGAAGAAACATCAGATAATCATGAACAGATTAAAGGAGGGTTACTAAGTGAATTTTAAAAGTATGATGGAAACCCAAGCAGCTTATAATGACAAGAAGTTTGGGATCGATCTCTCTAATAAAGAGAAAAGAGATATCAGTAAAGATCTAGCTCTAAACTCTTATAACTCTATCAATCGTATGATTGAGAAGATGAGATCATCTAATAATAAACCTCACGAAGATGATCTCATCTTCTCATCGATTGACGTCCTGAGATATGTGATGTCAATGTTAAACCTGTGGGGTGTAAATCCTGATGATGTCTCAACAGCATTTCTTGAGAAAGATTCTTACCTCGAGATCGAACATGAGGAGTTATCTAAGGAGTGGAAAGGTCAAAAAGTTATCATTGTTGATATTGACGATGTCATCGCTGACTTTAGAAAGACATTTGCCGATTTCTTATTACAAGATTACGGCTTAAGCGTTGATGTAGAAAGTGATCAATACTTTTTTGTCGATGAGATCTTAGAGAAGGGAAACTTAAATCCAGAAAAAGTTTTTGACACATTTATTCAAAAAAGAAACTTTAGATCAATCCCCCTTATCAATGGAGCAAAAGAGTTTCTTTCAGAGATGCGTTCAAAAGGTTACTGGATTCATCTTTTGACAGCACGTCCTAAAGAAAATCTAAAAGTATTTTATGACACATACTACTGGCTCAAGGAGAACCAAATTCCTTTTGATCGAATTGATTTTACACCTGAAAAGTTTCGGTGGTGCATGTCTTCAGAATATTATGACGCTGACGCGATTGAGTATGCAATTGATGACTCGCCTAAACATGCTTTGGAATATGCAAATCACAGCATGTGTGTAAAAGTGCCACTTAAAAGTTATAATAACAGCATAAAAAGCTCAAACATAACTTTTTATAATGAACTCAAAGAACTATTAAAGTGAGGAAACTTAATGCCTAAAAACAGTAATCTTGTCCCCGTAACTCTTCCAATGGAACTTAAGTTTGGCGCTGAGCCAAAAACTCTGTTTCAAAATAACTTAAGTGCTCTACGCGTTGAACTTGTTGATCATCCGACTCGGTCACAGGCGTTAAATGTTGCTTGGCAGTATGTCAAAGCGACATGGGCAGATCACAGCGACGAGACAAATCCTTCTGCGACTTCGCTTCGTGAGTTATCACAAAACTTAGAAGATGTCTTAAACTTCCGCGCTCTTCCCACTCCGATGGAGTGTTTAGGTTACACATTTAAGTTGAGCGGACTGTCATTCCAAGAAGTCACTCATATCATTCGCCATCGTGCAGGATCTTTTGCTGCTCAATGCACAGGTGACCGTGACCTTCGTGATGATGATGCTGTCATTCCTGAAGCTGTAGAAAACTCACCTGAGTTTCTTGAACGCTACATGCGATTGGTTCGAGAATCTAAGCAGCTCTATGCCGACATGACTGACTCAAAGCAAGTATCTATGATGGATGCAAGAATGATCTTGCCTAAGTGCATGACTTCTTTCTATCTCATGCGACTATCTCTGAAGGATCTCTTGCTCTTCATTCAGCAGCGTCAAGATCGACAGATTCAACCCGCAGCTGATAACATTCTCACTGCTTACATGGCACGAGAGTTGATCAAGGTGTTGCCTGAGGCTTCGTCTGCAATTGACTTCAACAAGCCTGACATGCACTATGTCAAGACATTTCGTGTCAAGGTGGGTGATCAATTCACCTCACGAGGAACTAACCTTTACTGGCCAGAACCTAAGAACGATATCTTTGAGTATCATCCAAATGACACAATCTATCAGGCACGCCGCGAAGAGATTAACGGCACAGAGAATCCTGGAACAACAACTGTGTTTGAAAACCTTTGGAATGCAGCAATGACTGATATTAATGTTATGAAGCGCGACTACAATAACTTTATGGGGAGAGAGTGATGAATAAGTGCTATATCGCAAGTGGTTGGTTTTCACCTGAGTGGCTTCAAGAGCTAGAAGACATCAAGTCGTGTCTGGATGATTTAGGCCTGTCCTACTTCTCACCAAAAGATGAGAACCTTTGCTCACCTGACTCATCTGTCTCATTTCAGGACGCTGTCTTCAATGGCAACATCAAGGGAATGGAAGACTGTGATTGGATGATCTGCAACACTCGAAACAAAGATATGGGAAGCATCTTTGAAGCAGGATACTTTCATAAACTCAACAAGCCTATCGTCTATTTCTGCGCGGGCCTGCCTCCCGGCGCACAGTTTAACCTGATGCTTGCTGCAAGTGGTGTGGCTGTCTGCACATCGCTGGAAGATCTGAGAAGATATCTTGGTGACTCTGCTTATCGACGCAGTTTGGTTGAGCGTCGCTACTCAGGTGTGATTGAGTAAGTCAATAAAAATTGGTTGATCTAAAACCTCCTCACAAGGGAGGTTTTTTTGTCTATATAAGATTTTTTTAAACAAGAGTGATATTTAGTAGGAACATTATGGAGTTATTATAAAAATAAAAATGAGTCTCTTGAAGAAGATCATCAAAGAGTCAGTTCTTTTAGAGCAAGAAGTTATGACAAAAAGCTCAGGACGAGCAATTGCTGCTTCTAAAACAACTGCTAAAGATAATCCAGATGCCCTCATGGTAAGTAAAAATGAATCAGACAGAGTACAAACTGCTCTCAAAGTTAAAAATAGGAGCATGTTTTACTACATTTGGTCGGGAGCAAAAGAAGCAGGAATCTCTGGCGCACCTCTTTACATGCTAGGATCTCTCACTAACGGGAATGGTGATCCTTACACTTATGAAAAAGTGTCAGGGAATAAGTACAGAGTCATCTCAGGCCCTAAATCTTCAACTATTGGTGAAACTTTTATACTAAATCCTGTGCCGGCTGTACCAACGCCTCCCTTACCTTCTCCCGCACCTTCTCCCGAACCTGCTGAGCAAACTGACGTTGTTGCAAGATCTCCAGATAAACCACAGACTGGTGCAAATCCAAGAAGAAAAGAGCTCTTTAAAATAATTAAC